ATGAAGGTATACTGTTACATTCGATGTGTCTGGAAGCAACATTACTGACGGCACTTATTATCTTCAGATTGGTAATGTCGGCACAAATAATTTAGATTTCTTAACGTATGCTGGCAATGGAGGAGCTCCTGGACAAGGATTAAACTCACGTGCTTCAATTACGGTAACAAACAATAGTGGAACAAGTTCATCTCTTGTTTTTGCTGACAGTTCCGAAACTGCTGATGAATCTTTTTATGCGTATCTTCATTCAGATCCTGTAGTGTTCGATCCGCTTGTTTCTTCGTTAAATCAGATTCGTGGTGGTGCGGCGGCTACTTACACTCTTACTCCGAACAAAACACGTGTTCCAGAAGGTGAGACTTTAACGTTTACATTTACAACGACTGGCGCTGACGGAATATTCGATTGGCAAGTACGAACGTCCGACACTTTCTTAACTTTTGATGGATTACGAGGCTTAACGCCAAATGACTTTGGTAAACTAAATCCCACCACAGGCGAGTGGGATGTCGATGAGCCTACAAATGTAGGACTGTATTCCTATTCGCAATTGCCATACGGAGATGAAGCAAGCGAAGGAAATGGAATGGTAGTTTCTGGTGGAACAGGAACGTTCTCGTTGCTAATTCGTGATGATGGTCAAGACGAAGATTCAGACGAACAAGATTTCTGGGCAATTGTTAAAAACAGTTCGGGTGTAACACTCGCTCAGTCTGCTTCTGTTCGTATCATCGATGCAGACGCAGTTGATTATAATCTGTACGTTGTTGAGCAAACGGGTGTGCGCGATAGTGCTGTTACAGAAGGTACTGAGAGTCTTGTATTAAACTTTACGACGAATGCGGCAGTTGACGAAAACTTGTATTTTGAATTGCAAAAGTCAGATGCTCTTGGTAGCCCTTGGTCTAGCAAATGGACAAACAATGCACAAAAATACATACCCTTTGCTGAAACTGATCCAGCATCTACAGCGATAAAACTTTTGTATACGCAAAATGGTGGTGCTGACATGGGCGCACCAATATTTGATGGCACATACGAAGGCGAGCAATTTGGCGTAGCGTATCTATCACGAAACGATTTTGCAAGTAATGGTGGTGACGTACTCGACACAATGACGTTCTCTGTACTAGATGCGCCTGCAACATGGACATTAACTGCTAGCCCTTCGACTACTGTAGACGAAGGTGATGCAATTTCGTGGAGTGTTGGTGGAACTAATATTCAAGACGGCACGTACTATTATAACATTACTGACTATGATGTAATTGAAACCGATCAAAGTGGTTCCGGTTCGGGGCAGTCTGCGATTCGCACAAGTGATCCAGAAGCACTGAACATTCCAAATGGCAGTGTATGTATTAACAATGCAAATGTGCCAGGAACTGTTACAGGCGCATTTGCTGTGACCGTCAGTGGTTCTATATTATATTATCAAATCAACATGAGCGAAAACTTAACTGCAACCGTTCAGAACGCACGGCTAGTATTTGGCAGTGAAGAAGCTTTGGCTGACTTTAACTCAGGATCGGCAGGCACGTTCACTATGACAAGTAATAGTGGTGGATTTGCTACGTCTACAGCCACAAATGACGATACGATTGATGACACATACACAATGGCTATATATGATCGAGCAGGTCCAACAGCACCAGCGGCAAGTGTAGGATTTACAATCACTGATACGACTGTGGGCGGTCCTGGTGGACAATCTACAGTGAACTTTGTTGCCGAACCCAGCATTGGCGGGTTCTTTGTCGCTGATCTGAAAGTTGTTACTGATGCAGATGCTCTTGCTACGGCGATATCATCCGTAGAGATTCGACCAGATGGTGGAGTATACGGAAAAGGCAATCTTGATCCTTTAGGCAGTAATGGAGTAACATTTATTAAGATCGGCACATGGCATCAATCAGCGACTACTACAGGTAACTTTACCGTAAGGGCTGAAATTATTTCTGGTCCTACTCTCACGTCAGTAGCACAGGGTAGCTACGGAACAGACTTATCATTGTCTTCTACTCAGTCTTGGTCGCATCAAGTGCGAGTCCGAGCGCCGAATTCTAGATTTACTTCAATGCAAGTTAGATATACGATTACCGATGATGCTGATCCTACAAACACAGCTAGCCAAAACATAGTGTTTAACAGCGAAGTTGAATACATCGGAAATGCAGTAGAAACTCCATAATATGAAAAAAGACGATCCTAACATTAAGTCAGACTACGATTATTCCCGAGCAACTTACTATGAGTTGATTGACAAGGGAAGAGAATCGCTCGATCTGATGATCGAGGTTGCTCGCGAGTCTGAGCATCCAAGAGCCTTTGAAGTTCTGTCGAATATGATCAAGAACATTTCAGATGTCAATGACAAGTTGATGGAACTAAATAAGAAAACCAAAGACATTACACAAGAAAAAGAAGAGCCTAAAGCAATTACCAATAATAATGTTTTTATAGGAAGTACAACTGATCTGCAACGTCTGTTGCAACAAAGCGAAGATGAAAAGGTGATTGATGTTAGCCCATCGAATGAGTGATCACGAACATTATTTAGGTAATATCAATGTAAAACGTGACGGGGTACAGCAAGAGTGGACTCAGCATCAAGTGCTAGAGTACGCGAAGTGCATGAAAGATCCTGCATATTTTGCAAAGACTTACGTAAAGATTATATCACTTGATAAAGGACTTGTCAACTTTGACCTATACCCATATCAAGAAAAAATGTTCAACCATTTTAACGATAATCGGTTTTCTATCGTCTTGGCTTGTCGTCAGTCTGGTAAAAGTATTTCGTCAGTTGTTTACTTACTTTGGTACGCTATATTCCATCCTGAGAAAACGATTGCGGTTCTTGCCAACAAAGGCGCAACTGCAAGAGAAATGCTTGCACGTGTCACGTTGGCTCTTGAAAACTTACCCTTCTTTTTACAGCCTGGTTGCCGCGCTCTTAACAAAGGTAGTATTGAGTTTTCAAATAATTCTCGCATCATTGCTTCTGCTACTTCAGGCAGTTCTATTCGTGGTATGTCTGTCAATCTATTGTTTCTTGACGAGTTTGCTTTTGTTGAAAGAGCTAGTGAGTTTTACACCTCGACATATCCGGTAATCTCTGCGGGTAAAGATACAAAAGTTATCATAACATCTACCGCTAACGGTATTGGTAATACGTTCCACAAAATCTGGGAAGGCGCTGTACAAAAGACTAACGAGTATCAAGCCTTTACAGTTAACTGGTGGGACGTGCCAGGACGTGATGAAGAGTGGAAGAAGCAGACGATTTCGAACACGTCACAGATGCAGTTCGATCAAGAATTTGGTAATACGTTTTTCGGAACGGGCGATACACTGATCAATGCAGAAACACTGCTTAATCTAAGAGCAATGCCACCTCTCAAAATGCTTGAGGGCGGTGATGTAAAAATCTACGAAGAAACATCAAAGAATCACGAATATCTCATGATGGTCGACGTAGCAAAAGGAAGAGGACAGGACTATTCGACGTTTAACGTAATCGATATATCTGTGCGACCCTTCAAACAGGTCGCTGTGTATCGGAACAATACTATTTCTCCAATACTCTTCCCTGACATTATCTATAAGTTTGCGAAAGTCTACAATAACGCATATGTGATCGTTGAATCAAATGATCAAGGTAGCGTGGTTTGTAGAGGCTTGTATTATGATCTAGAATACGAAAATGTTCACGTGGAGTCAACAGTAAAGGCAAATGCTGTTGGCATTGAAATGACACGGAAGACAAAACGTCTTGGTTGTTCTGGCATCAAAGACCTTCTTGAAAACAATAAATTAGATATTGTTGACGATGATACCATCTTAGAGATTTCTACGTTCGTATCGAAGGGACAGTCTTACGAAGCCGCTGATGGCAACCACGACGATTTGATGATGAACTTAGTGATGCTTGGTTACTTTATATCGACACAGATGTTCTCAGACATGACAGACATCAATCTCAAGCAGATGATGTTCGAACAGCAGATGAGACGTATCGAAGAAGATGTGGTGCCGTTTGGTTTTCATGATGATGGGTCTAGTGCCATTCAAGAAATCGAAGATAGAGAACGTATGAAGTACGAACCGTGGCAGTTGTCATGGGACGAACCATACTGAAAACAGGTAATTTATAAATAAATACATTGAAATTATCCGTATTATGTTCTCTTATCATATATTAACGAAAAAAAGGACACGACCATGGCATTAATACCATCTGAGTCTCCAAGCATTCTCGTAAAGGAATTCGATCTGTCTGGTGTTGTGCCGGCAGTCACTTCTTCAACGGGAGCGTTTGTAGGGGACTTTAACTGGGGTCCAGCTAATCAGCCTATTCTGGTAAGTAGTGAAGCAGAATTGGCTTCGCAATTTGGATCTCCTTCTGACGATTCTGCGGCGGCAGTATCGGATTTTCTCTCCGCTTCAATGTTTTTGAAGTATTCAAGTAGCGCGTACGTAACACGTACCGTAGACGATTCAGCACAAAACGCAATTGCGGCTGGTGCTGACCAAGTGTTGATTAGAAATCGTGCTGATTGGGATGCGCGTAGCGTCACAACTCTCAACAACTATGTTATCGCAAAATATCCTGGCACTTTAGGTAACAGCCTTAAGATTTCAATGTGCCCATACAGCGAAGGTGATAGTGCGTTCGATAACTGGACTATTGACGGCGCTAATATCTCTACACTGTTTGATGGTGCACCAAGATCATCGGCTAACGTAGCTGGTTTTGGCTTTGCGGCTGACTCTGAAGTTGGTGATGAAGTACACGTTGTCATTCTCGACGAGGATGGTAAAATTTCAGGAACACCGGGAACAGTACTAGAGAAGTATGAGTATCTTTCTCTAGCCACTGACGCAAAAACTTCTAATGGCTCAACAAACTTTATTCAGAACGTTTTGAATAACAAGTCTGAATATGTTTGGGCACCCAACTTGTCGGATGCTTTCCCAGGAATTACAAGTGCGGCATCGTTTAGAGGTTCTCAAGCGGCTCGTGTAGCAAACTACTCTCTTGATCGAGGTAGAGCGGCTAATCCTGCTATAAACGACTATTTGATTAGTTTTGGTGAATACAACGATCCTGATGTAATTCAAGTGGACTTCTTAGTTGCACCAGAAATTTCAGACAGTGCT